AAGCAAAACATCACCTAAAGGCGGTAAGCGTGGATGCTTATGCAAAGACGGAACTTATTCTAGTAAATGTTGTGATGGTTCTTTACAAGCACAAGGAATAGGAGCTACAACAGGCACTGAAAATGTAAATACAACAACTGATAACGGAACAAGAGTTATAGTGCGTCAAAACGGATAAAAATACAACAAAATATAAACAATTTAATTTAATAACTATGAGTACACTAAACAAGATTTTTAACAAGATTACTGATAAGACTGAGTTAGCAAAACACGAAGTGGAGTTGGGTACAATTGAAGATATTGCTTTTCAATTTAAGTCTATTAATAAGACTAATGATGACTTTAATAAACTTGACGCTATTGTTCAAAAGAATTTTGCAGCATTAAATAATGCCTATAAGCAAATTGTAATGAATAAAGACTATGAGAAAAAAGTAGTTAGTGTTTTAGATAAGTTACAAACTGTAATTACTAAGCAAGCAACTGATTTAGGTTTAAATCCTAAAGACTTACCTGCTTATAAGCAATTAATGGATGCTTATAGTCTTGCAAACCAAGTAAACGATTCTATCGTAAATTCAATGGATGTAATAAAAACACTAGGCAAATAATTAATAATAAAAACAAATTAAATATGAAAACAAGCGTAATTAATCAAATTAAAACTTTACTTGGAATGGAAGTAAGTTTAGAGCAAATGAAAATGGCTGACGGAGTAACCGTAATTGAAGCTGATAAGTTCGAAATGGACAACGAAGTTTTTGTTGTTACACCCGATGAGCAAAAAATTCCTGTTCCTGTTGGAGAATACGAATTAGAAAACGGAATGATTTTAGTTGTAGAAGTAGAAGGAATTATTGCTGCAGTAAACGAAGCACCAATGGAAGAAGAAGAAGCACCTGAAGCAGAAGCGCCTGAAGTGCCTGTTGAAGCTACTGAAGAAACTGCTACACCAAAGAAAACTATCGAATCTATCGTTAAAGAAACTTTCTTTAATGAAATCGAAGCACTTAAAAACGAAAATATTGAATTGAAAGCTCAATTAGAAAAACTTTCCGCAGTTGAAACTACAAACGACAATGTCGTAGAACTTGCAGAAGAAGTTAAGCCAATTGCTTTTAATCCTGAAAACGAAACTAAAGTAGAGATGTTCAAAATTGCTACTAAAAGAAATCGTTCAATTATGGATTCTATCCTTGAAAAAATTAACAAATAATATTAACTAAACAAACATTTTAAAAAATGGCTACTACAACATCAATTACTACAACTTACGCAGGTGAGTTCGCAGGAAAATACATCGCTGCTGCGTTGTTATCTGCACCAACATTAGAGAAAGGCGGAATGACCGTACTTCCTAATGTAAAATACAAGCAAGTTCTTAAAAGAGTTGGAACTGACGGAATCGTTAAAGATGCTTCTTGCGATTTTACCGCTACATCAACTTTGACTTTAACTGAAAAAATTATTCAACCTGAAGAATTTCAAGTTAACTTACAATTATGTAAGAAAGATTTCAAATCTGATTGGGAAGCAATCGGAATGGGATATTCTGCATTTGACACTTTACCAAAGAACTTTGCTGACTTCTTAATCGGACACGTTGCTGAAAAAGTTTCTGCTTCTATGGAGTCTACAATTTGGACAGGAGTTAATGCTACTGCAGGTCAATTCGCAGGTATTATGACACAATTACTTACTGAGCCTGCTCAGCCATCTGCTCAAGAAATTGCAGGTACTACTGTTACTGCTGCAAATGTAGTTGTTGAATTAGGAAAAATCGTTGATGCTTTACCTGCTACATTGTACGGAAAAGAAGATTTGACTCTTTATGTTTCTAACAATATTTATCGTGCTTACGTTCGTGCATTAGGCGGTTTCGCTGCTGCAGGTGTAGGTGCAAATGGTTATGATAACAAAGGAACAAACCAAGTTCTTGGTGACCTTTTCTTTGACGGAGTAAGAATATTTTTAGCTAACGGATTAGCTGCTAATACTGCTTTGTTAACACCAACTTCTAATCTTTATTTTGGAACAGGTTTATTGAATGATATGAACCAAGTTAAAGTTTTGGATATGGCTGACCTTGATGGTTCTGAAAATGTTCGTGTTGTTATGCGATTTACTGCTGACGCTAAATACGGATTTGCTGAAGATTTAGTTTCTTACGGAATCGTTAACGCTTCTAACTAATAACTAATAAAAATTAAGAGAAGGGGAGGTAAAGTGCCTTCCCTTTTTTATTTTACAAACAATTTAAAACACATATTATGAGCTGCGATATAGCAAACGGAAGATTAGAGCAATGCAAAGATTCAATTTCAGGTCTTGACTCAATCTATTTTATCAATTTTGGTGCATACAATCCCGATTCTTCAATCGGTGGTGGTGACATCGTTTATTCAGTAGTTGCGGGTTACGAAGACCAAATTACTGCAATCAACGGAGTTACTGAAGTATTCAAATACGAATTAAAAGGAAACAACTCTTTTGAAACTGCAATAAATTCTTCAAGAGAAAACGGAACAACTTTCTTTGAACAAACTTTAACAGTTCAATTTAAAAGACAGGATCCATTAACTCACAAGAACATTAAAATGTTAGCTTACGGAAGACCAAACATTATTGTAAGAACAAGAGGAAACCAATTTTTCCTTGCAGGTTTACAATTCGGTATGGATGTTTCTGCAGGTACTGTATCTACAGGTTCTGCGATGGGTGATTTTAATGGTTACGGATTGACATTTATGGGAGCAGAGATGAGTCCCGCCAATTTCTTGGATTGTGCTACTGAAGGTGAACTTATCACTTTGTTAGATGGTGCAACTGTTACTATTGACTAATACCTTTTTAATAGGTTAAAATTAGGGTGGCTATTTGGCTGCCCTTTTTTTTTGAAACAAATTAAGAAAAAGTTAATTTAATATATAAGATGATTATTTTAACAACTGAAAATGTATTAGAACAAACTTTCCCTTTAATTACAAGAGGTGGAACAATTACTGATATAGTATTAAAAGACGAACAAACAAATGTTGAAAGCGCTTTAAGTTTTACTACTACTGAAGGATCCTATTATACAATTATAGAAGCAATCTTTACCTTAATAGAAAACCATTTTTATACATTAACTTGTTTTAATGATAGCGAAATAATATACAGGGACAAAGTATTTTGTACTGACCAACCAATAGTAACATTCAGCGTAAACAACGGACAATATACAAGCAACGCTACAACAAATGAATTTATAGTTTATGAGTAATATTCACATACATAATTTAAGTGCTTACACAACACCTACGATTCAAGAATCTAAAAGAGACGAATGGGTAGAGTTTGGAGAAGATAATAACTACTTTCAGTTTTTGATAGACCGTTATACTAACTCTACAACAAATAACGCCATAATAAACAATATAAGCAGATTAGTCTATGGAAAAGGCTTAAGTGCGTTAGACGCTTCTAAAAAGCCTAATGAGTACGCTCAAATGATGGCTTTATTTAACAAAGATTGTATTCGTAAAATGATTATAGACCGAAAGATGTTAGGTCAATTTGCAATACAAGTGCATTATTCAAAAGATAGAAAAAACATACTTAAGGCTTTTCACATTCCTGTTAATTTAATTAGAGCAGAAAAGTGCAATCAATACGGAGAAATAGAAGGTTATTACTATTCTGATAATTGGGAAGACACAAAGAAATTTAAGCCTGTAAGATACGCTGCATTCGGTACATCAAAAGACGAAATAGAAATTTTGTTTTCTAAGCCGTATGCAGTTGGGATGAAGTATTACGCTTATCCCGATTATCAAGGAGCTTTGCCTTATGCACTACTTGAAGAAGAAGTTGCAGATTATTTAATTAATGAAGTTCAAAACGGATTTAGCGGAACTAAAATAGTTAACTTTAATAACGGAGTTCCTTCAGAAGAACAACAAGAGATTATCTCAAGAAAAGTTCTAAACAAACTAACAGGTTCAAGAGGGCAAAAAGTTATTGTAGCGTTTAATAATAATGCAGAATCTAAAACGGATGTAACTGATATTCCTTTAAATGATGCACCTGAACACTACACATATTTAAGTGAAGAATGTACTAAGAAAATAATGTTTGGACACAATGTAACTTCTCCTTTGTTGTTTGGTTTGGCTACTTCAACAGGTTTTAGTTCAAATGCAGATGAATTAATGAACTCAAGTATTCTTTTTGATAATATGGTTATACGACCAATGCAAGAAGAAATATGCGAAGCCTTTGATAAGATACTTGCTTACAACGGAATTGCTTTAAAACTATTCTTTAGAACATTACAACCTTTAGAATTTACTGATTTAGAAAATACGCAAACTACTGAGCAAGTTGCTGAAGAAACAGGAACTGAATTAAGTTCACAAACAAACGAACTTATAGACTTAGGAGAAGATATACAAGAAGATTGGGTTCTAATAGATGAATTTGAAGTTGATTACGACCAAGAAGACGCAATAGACGCTGAAATAGAAAAAGCAAACAA